TGATGGCTGCATCCAATGACGGCGAATTAATCCTGGTTGAGAGAAAAACCCCCGATGATTTTTTAAACAGCCTGAAATCGGATCGCCTGATGCTGCAACTGGCAAATATGCTGACGGTGACACGGTGGGCGTACCTGATGATCACTGGAGAATTCAAACTGGGCGTGAACGGCGAGGTGGTGACCTCAAGAGTAACCGGTTGGAACTGGGATGCGGTGCAGGGCGCGATACTGAGTATTCAGGAGATGGGTATCTATGTGATCCAGTGCAAAGGAGATGAGGATTATGAAGATGCTATCATCCGGCTGGGCAATCGCGACCGTTCAACTGTTTTACCCGTTCCACCCGCTAAACAACCCCACGTGTATTCGCAATCCGAAGCGATTCTGGCGTCATTGCCTGGGATCGGGTTCAAGCGGCTACAGAAGGTTTTAGAAGAATCTGCGGGAAGCCCAGCATGGGCACTGGCTTTATTGACCAACCTGGATGAGGTTGAAAACTTCCCGGGTGTGTCCTATGGCGATCGACAGCGGATAAGAAATGTACTGGGGCTTAAAACCAGTGAAATGCTCGCAATCAACGTCCGGCCAGGATACTAACAGGATACTAACAGGATATTAAACTATCAAATTAATCAGAAGCTCAAACAGAAATCAAATTCAGAAATCAATTTAGAAAGGATTTTCTATGAAAAACACCAACCAAATTACAACACTGGAAGTACAAGACACACTGATCAAAGATCGGGAAATTACGACGGCAAGCCAGGCAGAAAATGTTTTGATGGCAAACCGTGAAATGAGCCTGGGCGTGTGGCATATGATCAACACGGTTGCCAATGATGTCTATCGTTCACGGCTGTTCCCTGTGAGCAGTCCGCAACAGGCGGCGGCGATCATGCTCAAAGGTTATGAGATCGGCTTAGGGTTGATGGCAAGTTTTGAATTTGTACAGGTGGTGAAGGGCCATGTGGGGTTATCACCTAAAGGAGCCCTAGCACTGCTGCACAACAGCCCACGGATCACAAAAATCAAGCTGACCAGGTTGACCGATGATAAACATAAATTTATCGGCTACGAATGCACTATGACGCGAGATAACGGTTTTTCGCATACTGAGCGATGGACCCTGGATAATGCTGTGATTGCCGGCCTGATGAAGCCAGATAGCAACTGGGAAAAATATCCGGAGAATATGTGCAAATGGCGTGCAATCGGCTTTTGTGCGGATATTGCAGCCCCGGATGTGACCGCCGGTATGGTGGACTTCATGATCCGGCCTGAGCAATTCGGGGTTCGGATTGACGATGAGGGGAACATCATTGAAGGAGAACAACGCATTGTTGTTACCAGTGAAATTGTGCAGGATGAATTGTATAACGAGAAAACACCAACGGTCACACTTGCAGAACTACTGGATCAATATTCAGCCGAGGAAATCCTCAAAGCCAACGGCGGGACCATCCCGGGCACGAATGAAGAGCTCGAAAGGGTAGCCAATCAACTCATCAAAGAATCACAGGAAAACGGATACTAAAATGCCTTATGAAATTAACCATCTATCCTACAGTTCCATCAGCTCCTATCTTATGTGCGCAGCGGCATGGAAATTTCACTATATTGATAAGATCCAAACACCAACCTCACCGGCACTGGTGTTTGGATCGGCTTTTCATAACACGATCGAACAATGGTTGGGTGGTAAAGCCAAATCACTGACAGACGCCTGGTCTAAAGAGTGGCAAAAACAAACTGAAGGTCAAGTCATTGATTGGGGGACAGATATCCCTGAAGAGCTTTTTAACAAAGGGATTGATATGCTGACCAACCAGGACATTTTGACCGAGATGCAGAATACATTTTTCACGCATGCTGAAATGCCGGTGATTGAAACCAAGGTTGAACTCAGTATTCCCGCTGTGCCGGTGCCGATCATTGGTTATATCGATATTATCACAAGTGACAAGGTGCCCGGTGATTTTAAAACGAGTTCCAGATCCTGGACAACGGATAAAGCCCTGGATGAAACGCAGCCGCTTTTTTACCTGGCAGCGATGAACCAGATGGGCTTCCCGGTGGATGGCTGGCGATTTCGGCATTACGTGTTCGTGAAAACCAAGACACCCAAACTCCAGGTATTTGAGCATGTGCATAACCCAGGCCAGATCATGTGGCTGTTTGGGATGATCCAGAAGGTATGGAAGGGTATTGAAGCGGGCGTGTTTCCTGAGAATCCCTCCACTTGGAAATGTAATCCTCGTTATTGTGAATATTGGCCGATATGTAGAGGGAAACTCTCATGATGAGAAGTGCCAATAAAAATGCCAAACAGGGATGGCTTTTGCAGGACCTCAGGCCGGCAAACAAGTGTTCTATCGGCTTTGACGGCACCAACCTGATCCTTGAAACGCCGTATAACCCGGGGCTGGTTGCCCAGCTGAAGGCATTGATCCCGTATAACGACCGGCGATGGGATCCAGACCAAAAAGTTTGGTTGATAAGACCGGATCATGGCCCAACTTTGCAAAGCCTGATCGATCAATTTTTTGATGAGGTTGTTGATTTGCCTGGTATTGAAAATAGTAAACCCGAACAGGAATTGCGGATCATCGAGGTGCGATATCTCGGTTCTACCAAGGACCGGGGGGATGCAGAGCGCTCCGCTTTCGGACTGGTTGACGGGGAATGGTCGGTATTATTCCCTGAAAGCGTGCTGCGTTCGTGGTTCGAAGTGGATCCGTTGGCACCGATCCAAGGGGAAACGCTGTATTCTGTGTTAGGCGCTCGAAAAACCGCCTCTGAGGGGGAACTCAAGAGCGCCTTTCGCAGAATGGCGCGCCAGTGGCACCCGGACGTGTGTAAAGAGCCAAACGCCCATGAGATTTTTATCAAGATCAACAGTGCGTATGAGGTACTCAGTAATCAGGGCAAACGCGCCCGTTATGATGCGGGGTTGGCGCTGGAAGCAAACTGGAAGGCAGGGTTCGACAGCGGGAAAACCCTGAAAGGCATTTTAGATGCGGATATTGTTGTTCGCGGTTACCGCTCACCGCTGCGCTGCGGGTGGATCATGGTCAGGGGCATTGAGGTGCTGGGGCGCTTTGAAGTGCAGGAGATCATGGATTGGCAGGACATCGTCAACCACCAGGGGCAGGTGCTGGTGACCTCGTGGGCGATGGGTGATAAAGCGCCAACGGAAAAGTGGGTATAAAACCATGATTTGCACAACAAAACAACCCAGAAAAAAGGGCGCTGGCGCAAAAAAAGGCACGCTGTTTGTGTGCGTGGGATTCGTGTTCCTCAACGGGCGCACAAACTTCACCGATCCGGAAGACTACTTAGACTTCCGTTACATGAAATGGGACCGGTACAGCCTGGAGAGCGACTTGCGATTGGGGGTATTGCCCCCGGGAATGCTGGTTAAGGCTGAAGACGGAACAAGGATCGGCATCGTGGTAGGAAACTATAACGATGAACAGCAAGTTGAGTTTTTGGGCGAGTTGCAATTGGAAGCGATAAAAAAGGAGAAAAAATGCGTGATTTGATGCCAACCCAGGAAAACGATTTAGTGCGCGGCTCGCTGTATGAGATTGCCCTGAAAAACAATCAATCGATTGCGGAGACGTTTATCCATTGTGATGTGGTGATACTGGTCGATACCAGCGGCAGCATGAGCATCACCGACAGCCGCGACAGCCAAAGTCGCTACACTGTCGCCTGTGAAGAATTACGATCGCTACAGGCCAGCCTGCCAGGGCGCATTGCTGTATTGAGCTTTTCGGATGAAACCGTCTTTTGCCCGGCTGGCGTGCCCTGCTTTATGGGCAGCAGCACCAACATGGCCGGTGCGCTTAGATTTGCCAAAGTGGCCGATACCCCCGGCATGCGCTTTATTTTAATCTCTGACGGTGAACCCGATCGTGACTACGAAACCCTGCAGGTGGCAGCCACCTTCACCAACCGCATCGACACCATCTATGTGGGGCCCGAAGACCGCCTGGAGGGACGCGACTTCCTGATACAGCTGGCAAAGATGAGCGGTGGACAGACCATCACCGCCGACCGAGCCAAGGAACTCAAAGCAGGCATTGAAACCTTATTATTGACTTCCGGATAAACGCTTGAGATGACAACCACTGCAGCCAAAACAAGCAACCTGTTTAGTTTTTTACTTCGCTCTGGCATTCAGAAAAAAGACGCTGAGGAGCTGGAGCGTGCCTTTGGCACTGAAGATGTTGTGGACTTCATGGACGGCATGGAGAACGTCGCCACGGTGCTGGCTGCCAAAGACCACTCCACCCTGCAATTACAAATGCCGCCCAAAGCGGAGCCGTGGACATCGATTTACCAGTTCATCGCCTCAGAAATCAGCATGAATAACACGGACCCGCTGATGGCGTTCAGCCAGGCGCTGGCAGCATGGGAGCATGATTGGGATCTGCAACAGGCGATCAGCAACGCGACGGGCTATCGCATGGGAGTGATCCAGGAATTTGAGCGCCAAAAGGGATCTAAAAAGCGCTATAAGATCAAAGATTATTTGGTGGCATTCAAGCAGCTGGGTTACGACTTCCGAATGAATGACATCAACGACAAAATCGAAGTTAATGGGGTCCCGATCACCGATGAAAAAGCGCAGGAAATCCGGGCAAGAATGCGCGAGGGTGGTTTTTATCGCATCAATGAGTTTGAGGACATTTATGGTTGGGAAGCATCGAAAAACCGCTATCACCCGATCAAAGACTTCTTACTGAGTATTACCTGGGACGGGAGCGATACGATCGATGAACTGGCAAGCTATTTTAATGACCGTTATGGCATGTGGCCGGTGTGGCTGCGCAAGTGGTTGATCGGAGCCTGTGCGAAGGTATTCGAGGCGGAACAAAACCCGATGCTGGTGATGGACGGCCCGCAAGGTGTAGGGAAAAGCGAGTTTGCCAGGTGGCTTGCCAAACCAATGGGGGATTATTTTATCGAAGCGCCGATCAATACGGATGACAAAGACAGCGAAATCCGGTTGATCTCTGCGTGGATCTGGGAGGTGAGCGAACTGGGTGCCACGACGCGCAAGGCGGATTATGAAGCGCTCAAAGCTTTCCTGACGACCCGTAAGGTGACTGTGCGGAAACCCTACGGCCGGCATGACATCAGCAAGCCGGCACTGGCATCCTTTATAGGAACAATCAATAACAGCTCAGGCATTTTCTCTGATCCGACCGGGAGCCGGCGGTTCCTGGTCTCAAAAATTGAAGAGATCAACTGGGATTACTCAGTATCTATTGATCCAACCGATGTTTGGGCAGAAGCCATGGCAGCCTACCTGGCGGGCGAAAGCTGGAAATTGACGCGGGACGAATATGTGAAGTCAATCCAGATCAACGAAGACTATGATGTGGCGGATCCGATCGAGGGGCTGGTGAAAAAATATTTTGATCTGGACCCAACCCGTGATGATTGGTGGATCCCCACGACGGACATCCTGACAATATTGCAGGACCCCACTCAGGGCGCGCTGAGAGGGACTTCTCGTGGCAATGCGATGGGGCTGGCGGCGGTGATGACCAAGCTGGGACATGAGAAGAAGAGAAGAATGAATACTATCAATCAACAAGTTTGGGGTTATACAGGGATCCAGTTGCATTCGATGATCCCATAAAGAGACCCCATAGGAGATTCTGTAGGACAGGAGATAGGAGAGTGAGCAATGCACGATGTGAGATGTGAAAGTTGGATGCTGATACCAACTGCAATCATAGGACTGCTGATTGTGGTAATGCTGCTGCCAGTGCTATTGATTGTGGCGTTTATTGAGGCGTGGAGGTGAGGGATGGCTATTGATTTCGAGAACACAAAAAAATTAAAACCATGTCCAATTTGCGGACAAAAAGACAAGGTGAATTTATGGGTAATTGATGGAGACAAAGAACCCAATGTTTCTTGTTCAAGATGTGGTATAGACGCTTGGACCCAATGGAATGTTAAAGAAGCTATTAGGCATTGGAATGAGTTGCCGAGGAAAGAGGAACTTACCGCTCGCGATGCGATGGAGCGGAAGGATGGTGAGGGAAAATGAAGGCTAAAAAATGGAATTACAAAACAAGAAAATATGAACCTTTTACACTTCCGTCAAATGCATGTCTCCTCTCTGAGGATATGGAACAGATAATTCAATGTGCGAATTGCGAAAAAGAAATTAAGTTTGGAGAATGTTATACATCTCTCACAATTCATACCGACAACATTCTGGCGTTCGGGTATGCAGTGTGTGAAGATTGTTATAAGGTGGAAAGAAAAGAGAAACAGTCATGACCGGCTACTGCTACAGCATCATCATAATATTCGCCATAGGGATCGCAACAATTGTAATCCTCTCATTGATTTCATACAACGATTTTAATATGACTGAATATCTGTACTGGCTGAATAAATATGAGCAGAACAAGAAAAACACTGACGAAAAAGAAAAATCTGACAAAAAATGAGGTTGGCATAGGTCGGCATAGAGGTTGGCATAGGTCGGCATACAATTTTACAAAATATAACAAGAAATCACTGAAAAAACATGCGTAAACGAACAAAAATTTCAATTAATTATAAAAGTGCCAACCTATGCCGACCTAAAACCCTATTAAAGGAGTAAATAATTTATTTTTTTACTTAATATAGGGAAAAGGTTGGTATAGGTTGGAAGGTTGGCATTTTGAGGAGAAAAACATGAATGAAATCACACAAACCGCCCGTAAATGGATACTGAGTGGCCAGGCGGTGATCCCGATTCGATATCGGGACAAGCGACCGGCGATCTCAGCATGGGAGCCATATAAGAGCCAGCTGCCAAGTCCTGATGAAATTATAGCATGGTTCCCGGATCAATATCACAATCTGGCGATTATAACCGGCGTGAAGGGATTGGCAGTAATTGACTTTGATACCCTGTCCCGCTATCGGTATTGGGAGTTGTGGGCGATCAAAACGGGCTATCCAGCAGATAAGGTTGCCCAGGTAACCTATAAAGTACGAACCGCACGGGGCGTGCATGTTTATATTCGACTGCCACATGACGAGCGCAACCGCAGTCTGGAGGGGATCGACATCAAGGCGAAGGGCGGTTATGTGCTGGCCCCGCCATCGATCCACCCGAGCGGGGTGCCGTATCGAGCGATCAATCCAGGAGCGCCAATTGAGAAGGTGAATGCGTTATCGGAGATTTTGCCGGCGGCACTTCTGACAAGGGATACTGAGTTATCTGATCATGTACGGGTCCCGACAAGGTTTGTGAATCCTGTGAAGTACGTCAGTGATCCATGGGAGGTTGCTGAAAATCAGGACGAGCCCGGACATGATCTGGTCAGTAAAATCCGAAGTTATTTCAGGATTGAGGATTTCTTTCCGGGGGCGGTTTCATCGTCGAGTGACCGGCGCTGGATGCTGGCATTGTGCCCGTTTCATGAGGATAAGACGCCTTCGTTTTGGCTGGACACGCAAAGGCAGATTTGCGGATGTTATGCGGGTTGTACGATGAAGCCGCTGGATGTGATTAATTTGTTTGGGAGACTTCACGGGCTCTCAAATAGAGATGCGATTTTGATGATGGCAAGGGGGATGTAAATTTATATGAATGAAACAAGGAAAGAGCGAGGAATGAGAAACGATCCTGTTGATATGGGTAAGTTGATAAAAGCCCTGGAGGTTTCCATGATACACGATTTGCCGATCACGCTGCGGACGCTATAACGCTCATTGATAAAAAATAGATCAATAACATTTGACTGCATTCTTGGTTGCATACTTGGCTACAAACCCGCAGTACCCTAAGCGTTACTCAGCCAGGGTAGATGGACAAATGACTCTGGATGATTTTATCGGGAAGATCCCGCTCTGGCAGCGACCGCAACTGGAAGATGATTTGCACGATCTGTTAGCATCCGGATATGGACAACTGACGTTTACTCTGGTTGCTGGAAAATTGACAACATGGGAAGTGACAATTTCTCGAAAAGTTGCCCGTCGATCGGATGATTAATAGACTGTAATAGACTGATTGAACCCGTCTTGAACCGGCATTAAACCAGCATAAAACCGACATAGAACTGGCAGATTGACTTGAAAACATGGTATAATTTTTAGTACAACACGATAACAAGTTGTTGACCTCAGACTCTGAGGACTGGTCAACCAGCCCGGAGTGTGTCTTGAAAAAGATGCGCTTCGGGTTTTTTTATTAAAAATTTTTAGAAAATTGCGGAGGTTTGTTATGGTTTTAGATTTAACGGGCGCACTTGTGGCTGGCATCCCACTGATGCTGGTCGTGATCGGATTGGTCCAGTACGTCAAGGAAAAGCTCGGATGGCAGGGCATGGGGGTTGAAATATTCGCTATCTGCCTGGGGCTTGTCCTGGGTTTTGGCTATCACGTCTACATCGCCGAAGCGATCACCTGGACTTTCAATTTTGTGTTTGAAGGGTTGATCTTTGGTTTGGCGGTTGGACTGGTAGCGACTGGCATCTATAAGGCTTATCACGAAGAAAAATAGTGATGATCAACCAGGGGGAAGAGAGGATAAGCCATGACGCCGGAGACCTACACAGAAATCCTGAAAATTGTTGGGCTGCTATTCACGGGCGGTATTGGTGTGGCGATCATCCAATGGTTAGCGTCCATGAGAAAGAACAGAGCCGCCACTAACATCGATATTCAGGACTACTGGCACAAGGAATTCAAACGGTTGGATGAGCGTATTGCTGATCTCGAAGCAGTTGTAAAAGGACGGGATGTGACCATCGCAGAATTAAAAAAAGAAAATGCTGAACTGAAACGGAAAATTGCCGAATCCGAAGCCGAAATTGTACAGCTGACATCACGGATCCGCGAGCTGGAACGCTTGATTGAGCAATACAACATCCAGGATTATGGGGACGAACATGGGCAGTAATTGGGTTTTGGGTGTGGATACCTCTCACTGGTCGGGGAAGATTAATTTTCCAAAGATGTACCAGGCGGGAGCGCGCTTCTGGATCACCAAGGCAACGGATGCCAATAGAACAACGGGCCTGCAATTTGAGGATAGTGAGTTCGACAACTACTGTAAAGCTGCTTTTGATTTAGGCGAATTGTTGACCGGTTGTTACCACTGGCTGCAATACTCAGTCGATCCGAAGGTTGCAGCACAGTTTTACCTGGAACGTTATACACGTTACAAATTTGACTTCCCGCCCATTCTGGATTTCGAAGAGCCATCGGTGCGCGATACGGGGCGTTTTAGCGACTATGCCTGGCGTGCCAGCGAGTGGTGCAAGGAAGTTGAACGAGTAACAGGACGAAAGCCGATCATCTACACGGCTCAGTGGTTCACAAACTATTTTCAGACGAGCCATTTGTCCTGGATGCAAGCCTATCCGTTATGGATTGCCAACTATTCCTGGTGGGCAAATGATATTGCCAAAGTGCCTGTCAATTATCCAAAACTGAAGTTTGAGGACAGGGTATGGGATGACTGGGCGATATGGCAATACTCAGCCGATACAAACGGACGCGGCGCAGAGTTCGGTGTGCAGGCAAAGAGCATTGATTTGAATTGGTTTCAGGGAAGTTACGCAGATCTATTGCACTGGTTGAAGGTTGATGAGCCGGTGCCAGAGCCATTGACACTCGAAGAGCGCGTTGAACGCCTGGAGTTGGCGGTGTTTGGATAAAAAGCAAATCATAGGGAAATTGTAGGAAAAATAGACATTAATTGAGTAAAAACACAAGAAAAATATAGTGAAACCGAAGAATTTACGTGCAGAAATAGAAAGCTTGGATAGTGATCTGAAAATTCAGTATGTATTTTCGCGCTGTAAAACAACCAGTAATGGCAAAGCAATTAATGATGCCGGTTTTTCAACTGCCACCTTTTATGGTTGGCCCCAAGAAGAGCGAGATTACCTAAATTCACTGGCAATGCGTTTGAAAACAGAGACGGGCTTACGAGCCACTTTGTTATTGCAGGAAGCGGCTGAGAGTGCAGCGAAAGTGAAGATCGATGGGTTGAAATCTCGCAATGAACGCATAAAGCAGGCTTCAGCAACAGAAGTGCTTGATCGGATCATTGGCAAACCGTTTCAATCACTGATCACCCAGGTAAACATGGCGGCCGACGAAGAGGACAGCCAGGAGATGACGCTGTTCAATTTGCCCGCTAATGCGATTGCCAGCTCGTTTTTTGATGTGTATCGGGATATTCAAGCAGCCGCACATACTGAGTATGTATTCAAAGGGGGACGAGGGTCCACCAAATCTTCATTCGCATCAGAGGTACTGATTGAACTGCTGATCAATAATCCGGAGTGGCACGCGCTGGTGGCCAGGAAGGTTGGCAACACGCTGCGGGATTCGGTGTACAGCCAGATTGTGTGGGCGATCGATTATCTGGGCTTGACGGAAAAGTTCAAGTGCATCACATCGCCGCTTGAAATCACGTATATTCCGACGGGGCAAAAGATTTACTTCCGGGGTGGCGACGATCCGCTAAAGATCAAATCGATCAAACCCCGTTTTGGGTATATCAACATTCTGTGGTTTGAGGAGCTGGACCAGTTCAAGGGTGGCTCGGAAGTGCGCTCTATCGTGCAATCCGCGCTGCGTGGTGGTGACAAAGCGTACGTTTTCATGAGCTTCAACCCGCCCAGGAGCAAGACCAACTGGGTTAATAAAATGCTGGAGATACCCAAGCCCAACCGGTATGTGCATGAGAGCGATTACCGGACGGTGCCGGTGGATTGGCTCGGCCAGGCGTTCATTGATGAAGCGGAGTATTTGAAAGAGATCAACCCGGCGGCTTATGAACATGAGTACCTGGGCTTGCCGACCACAGCAGGCGGGTTGGTGTTTGAGAACGTGGAGATCAGAGCGATCACTGATGAAGAGATCGGGCAATTTGACCGGATTCATGACGGGCTTGACTTCGGTTACTACCCGGATCCAGCGCAGTGGGTGCGCTGCCACTATGATGCGGCCAGAATGACGCTGTATATCTTTGATGAGTATCGTGGTTGGAAACACAGCAATTCGGAACTCTATGAAGCCCTGGTTGAAATGGGGGTTGGTCCAGAGGACACGGTGATCGCAGACAGCGCCGAACCTAAAAGCATTGCTGATTTGCGGGCTTACGGCCTTTCGTGTATTGGTGCTGAAAAGGGTCCAGAGAGCGTGCGCTATTCGATGAAATGGCTGCAATCGCTGGTCAAGATCGTGATCGACAATAAGCGTTGCCCATATGCAGCGGAAGAGTTTTTGAACTATGAGCACGAGCTAAACAAAGACGGGGAGTATATCAGTGCCTTCCCGGATGCTGATAACCATGCGATCGACGCTGTGCGCTATGCGACCAACCGGATTTGGAAGCGGCGGGGTAAGAAATAATGTTCAGAAAAATACTGAGTTGGGTCAGGGAGTGGATCAAAAAGATGATAGGAAAACAAACGGTTGATAAGGCGCTAAATATCGAGGTTGCTTTTTCTTCGAAAATGGCAGAGGAGATCGAGCTGTGGGCGCGGATGTATGAAAACAAAGCGCCCTGGTTGAACGCAGATGTGAAAAGTATGGGCTTGCCGGCGGCGATTGCTTCGGAACTGGCACGGCTGACGACGATCGAGATGGAAGCCGAGTTCACCGGCGGGGCGCGGGCCACCTGGCTTGAGGAACAATTCGGGCGGGTGATGGACAAATTGCGTCACCAGGTGGAGTTTGGCTGCGCAAAAGGTGGGCTGGTGTTCAAGCCGTATATCGTCGGTGAGCAACTGGCGATCGACTTTGTACAGGCAGATCAGTTTTATCCGGTGGCATTTGATGCGGATGGGATGATCACTGCAATCGTATTTGTGGACCAGCGACGCAAGGGCGATTACTGGTATACGCGGCTGGAGTATCACAACATGACAGATGCGGGCTGTCAGATCATCAACAAGGCATACCGATCGACCAACCAGGACACGCTGGGGCAATCGGTGAGCCTGGACAGTATCGACGCCTGGGCGCAGATTGAGGATGAAGCGCTGATTACGGGGATTGAGCAGCCGCTATATGCGTATTTCCGTTATCCACTGGCAAATACGATTGATGCTGATTCACCGCTGGGCGTGTCATGTTACAGCCGGGCGACGGGACTGATCAAAGAAGCAGATACTCAGTGGTCGAATTTGTTGTGGGAATTTGAAGCAGGGCAGGCGGCAATCTTTGTAGATGAACTGGCTTTTGGGAAAGATGCTCAAGGGCGCGCAAAGCTACCGCACAAACGGCTTTATCGGGCGTTGGAGACCGGCGCGGTGGATAACAGCCTGTTTCAGGGCTGGTCACCGACCCTGCGTGAGCAAAGCATACTGAGTGGTTTGGATGCGATCCTCAAGCGGGTGGAATATTCCACGGGGTTGGCTTACGGCACGCTATCTGATCCCAACACTGTGGACAAGACGGCTACGGAGATCAAGATCAGCAGGCAGCGCACCTATGCGACTGTGGTGGATGCGCAGAAGGCACTGGAAAACGCCCTGGTCGATCTACTGTATGCGATGGATGTGTGGGCAACGATCGGCAATCTGGCACCTGCGGGTGGCTATGACGTCGCGTTTCAGTTTGACGACAGCGTGATTGTGGATAAGGACACCAGTTTTCAACAGGATTTGCGCCTGGTGGGGCAGGGGTTGATGAGCAAATTGGAGTTTCGAATGCGCAACTTTGGGGAGAGTGAAGAAGCCGCGAGGATGGCGCTGGAACAGATTGAAGAAGAACGACAGCCGATGTTTATACCGGAGGTGGAATAACAAAATATAGTTTTATTTGGAGGTATAAATGGCATTACAACTATTTCAGATTGGCGATACACAGTTTTGGGTATTAGCAGACAACACACGCAGGATTGAGGATTTGGAGGCGAGATTGTGAGCGGCGTATTTCACACAACAACCGACACGGTGGATGCTCAAAACATCCCTGCTATGTGGGTTGTTCGATAATAATCTATGTACTTAGGAGGTACAAAAAATGGCAACATACAATAAATTTCAATGTTTTGTGGAAGACCTTGCAGAGAAAAAGCACAATCTCGCAAGCGACACCCTCAAGGTGGCGTTTTCCAACGCTTCCAACGCTCCGTCTGCTTCGGCTCATGTCAAGTTGGCGGACATTACAACTATCGCCACGACCAATCTGGACAGTGTAACTTTGACCGTATCGAGCTCAAGTCAGACTTCCGGCACGTACAAATTGGTGGTTGCAGACAAGACCCTGACTGCGACAGGCGATGTACCAGCGTTTCGCTATGCGATTATTTACAACGACACCGCCGCGAACAAAGAGCTCATCTGCTTCTTCGACTACGGCTCGGAAGTCACGCTCGCAAATGGCGACACGTTCAAACTCGACTTCGGCACAGAACTGTTTAGTTTGGCGTAATCGGAGGTAACTAATGGCAATCGTATACTGCTCATGGGCGACTGGCGATGATACAACTGGCACAGGTACGGCTGCCGCTCCATATAAAACAATCACGAAAGCGTCCACGTCAAGAACTGCTGGCGATGAGGTCAGGGTTGCTAAAAGCCCTGACCCAACCGCTCTGACTGGCACGACTGCATGGACGTTGAATAGCACAACCGTCACAGGCACTGACACGCTCTTTACGACCGAGTTGGCAAT